ACCATGACGGCCACCCAGCGGTCGGCGTTCTCGAACATGTCGAGGTCGGGCGCCAGGTCATACTGTACATGGTGACCGTCGGAAATCAGGCCCGGGTCCCACGCGCCGGCGACAGTGAACATGCCGTCGCCCGCCTGGGAGCTTATGCGGATGAAGTCCTGGCCCGGCCTGAACACCTTGCCCACGACCGTGCAGTTCTGCAGATGCAGGCATGCACCCGTGCCGTACGTTGTCTGCAACGGCGTGTTGCCGACGATGTTCGTGCCCTGGATTGTGATGGTGTAAGGGACCTGCGTATCCGTGAAATGGTTGTCGGTGTCGATGACGAGGGTCGCAGCGTTGCTGTACCAGAATCCGTTGACCGTGCGGAACCACGAGCTGTGCGCGGTCGCGTGCAGGTCGGAGAAGCGGAAGTCCGCGACGTAGTCGTCGCTGTCGGGTATTATTGCGGCGCGGCAGACGAAGTCGGCCCTCGTGAACTGGGCGCCCTTGTCGAAATACAGGGCCTTGGTCGTCGAGAACGTGGTGTTCGACGTGTAAGTTCCCTCGAGGAAGCGAGGAATCTTCGGCGTCTGTATGCCGAAGGAGCCCACGACGTCCGGATAGCCGATGAAGGCCGAGATGTTGGCCTCGTGCCCCGGCTTGATGCCGTACACGGTGCAGGGCAGTTTCTCGTCGTCCCACAGGAGAATCCACTTGCCGTCAGCGTCCTCGACGTCGGAATCGACTATGATGCCGTCGTCTCCCGCATCGGTGCAGTCCGGGTCGTAGATGTAGTGCCTTGGAGGCGCCACCACGTCGGAATCGTAACCGATGACAAGCACGGTGCCGAGGCCCGGGTCGGCCGTGCGCAGGCCGGCGATGCCGTCCACGACGGTGTCGTTCTTGGAATCCGGAAGCTGGAAGCCCGCCTGGAACTGGGAGACCTGCATGTACCCGCCGTCCGCGTTCCTCCGGTCGACCATGACGTCGACGATGGCGGCCTCCCACCAGATAGTCGAATGGACCTCGCCGGCATCGTCGAGGATTACCGGGTTCGTCGCTGCCGTGTAGGTGTCGCCCTCTAGTGTGAAGACTTCCGCCGGCGTGTCCGAGTCGTGCATGTAGATGCGGAGCCTGCCGGATGCCAGCGGGGTCCCGTCGATGTCGAAATACTGGGAGGGTGCGAGACTAAGCTTCATTCTTAACGTCTCCTGCTAATGCCTGTGCGGTCTTCAGCTTCTGTTCCTCGAGCGAGAGGATTTCCTTCTGCACGCCGAGCTCGGCCTTGGTGGATTCCGCCTCGGCCTTGGCCGTGTCGGCGCCCTGGTCGAGCTGGGCCTTCAGGATAGTATCCTGCTGGCCGTACTCGTGCTGGAGCTTCAGCTTGAGGAAATCGGCGAGCAGCGACTTGTCGTTGTTGGCGGCATTGTCGCTCATGCGCTTGATTTCGTCACGCAGCTGCTGGAGTTCCTGGTTCTTCTGGTCGAGAGCCTGCTTCATGGTCTCGATGGTATCGAAGGCCTGCTGTTCCATTGCGGTCGGTTCCGGCGCGGAGTGGAGCATGCCGAACACCTGGTTCATGATTGGGTTGTCGGAGAAGCTCAGGAGGATGCCGTCGACGAGCTTCATGCGGCTCTGTTCCGGCACGACGCCGCACAGGGTCGTGAGGGCCTGCCGGCAGACCTGCTTTTCCATGTACTCCGCCGGGCCCTGGATTGTCTGCAGGGAAATCTTGCCCTTGCCGAGCAGCTGCATAATCGTTTCGCCGGCCGACTTGAAGCTATCCTTCAAATTTTGAAAATAATGGCGAATTGTACATTGGGTCTGCTTCTCGTTGTAGATAACTTCAGTCGCGGTAACCTGGGGGGTCCCGTCGATGAGGCCCTTGGCGTCCACGCCGGTAATTGTCGAGAGCAGTTCAAGATTCGCGCTGATGATGCCCGTGATGTCGTCGTACCTGACGGAATTGTCGATTCTCGTGGGCGGCTTGAGTTCGCGCTTGGTAACCTCGTCAGTGTCGTTGTAGTAGGCAACCGGGTTCAGGTTGTACTGGAAGGTCCTGTAGCCGTCCTCGTATCCCTCGATGGCCTCCGGGGTTGTGATGATGGTAGGCTTGGGCGCCATGGCCATGCGTTCGGAAAGCTGGGTGAACGCCTGGTTTATGGTCCTCTGCACCTCGCGCCCCTTGCGGGTAAGGCCCTGCCAGAGCATGTCGTCATCGTCGTCGAACGTGCGTTCCCCGTAAGTGGGAAATACCGGAACTCGGGAAATGCCAAGCTGCACCGGGTCTTCCAGGAAGTCCTCGTTGAGGAGCCTGTAGACGGAGCACTGGCCGTCCTCGACCCTGAAGTAGGTGACGATTACCATCGTCTCGGAGTTGCCGTTGTCGTGCGTGTTGACCTGCGGCTTGACGCCTTCCTCGGTAACCCATTCCTCGCCGTACTTGGCCTTGACCCAGGCCTTGCTCCTGTACTCGACGATGGCGGCCTCGACGGCATCGGAACCGTCCATGTTTTTCGAGTCAGGGTCGAAATAGACGTTCTCGACAAGGTCGATGGAGTAGAGGGCAGGCACTGAAACTGTCGAGCCGTCGGTGTTGTCTACCAGGTCCTCGCTTCCTATGGCCATGTACCCGAGGCCGAAGGCGACTGAGTTGTAGAGCGCGTCGTACGGGGCCCTGGAGTTCTGGCCGGCCTTCAGGAAGGCATTGCCGATGGCGTCGATTTCCTGGTTCGCCGAGTACCATTTGTACGGATATCCGGCATAGGAATTTACAGTACTGGTCACACTGTTGGACAGCACGTTAATGACCCGGCGGGGCCTGCCGCGCGGGTAAAGCTTGTTGTCGGACTTGTCCCATTGCTGGCCGCCAAGGAAGCGCCTGTCCTCCTTGATGCGGTCAATCTGCGTGGAGCGAGCAGTGTTGCAGCGACTTTCGAAATCTTTCCAGAGCTCGAGAACTTCGTCAATATTCTTCATCCGGGCCTCTCTTTTTCAGGCTGAAAGTGGGCCGGGGCGGGATTACTCGTTCAGGAGTTCCTCCAGTTTCTTCTTGAAGGCAGCGTCCACGACGGCCTTGTTCTCGTCGGTCAGGTCCTTATACCAGCTCTCCTGCTTGTAGTCGGGAGGCGCATCGTACTTGGAACCGGCGATGAGCTCGTACGGGTTTACCTTGATTGCAGGTTCGATTCTGCCGCCTAAACCGGCAATGCCCTTACCCGTATACAATCCAAAAGTCCTTGCAGGATTCTCCCCATTGAGCTGGTCGAGCTTGGCCGGGAAGGCCGCGTCGTAGGCGCGCGCGCCCGGCTGGTCGAGGAATCGGATTCCGTTGCGTACGCCCCCGCCTGAGCTCATCAGTGTAGCCCCCGTCTCGGGGCTGGTCTTGACCATGAACTGTACCGGCCTGTCGTATTCAGTAAGAATCTCCGCAGGCTTGACGCCGAGCGACTTCGCCGCATTGAGGGCCTTGTTCGACTGGAACAGCGCGTTCTTCTCGGCAGCCGTGACTGCTCCCTCGCGGGCCACTAGCTTGCTGAGCACGTTGAGCGAACGGGACAGGCCCTCGCGTTCCATCGCGACGGGGTCTCCCTTCCTGGTCGCCATGGATATGCCTCGTGCGAACTGCTGGGCAGTACCGCCCGGGAGCTGTGTCGCGAGCATGTTGGCGGAGCTGACAAGAGCCGGCCTGGTGGCGCCTGCGGCGCCTGCCGCGAACGGAGCTGCAACATCGAATTCCTGTCCTGTCTCGGACAGGCCGACCTTGGCGCCCTGGCGGGCTGATTCCACGATACCCTGCAGTGCTGCATCGGTAGCTCCCGCGATAACCGGTGAGTTCTTGAGAGGGGTGGCTCCGGCCAATCCCGGAATAAAGTATATACCCGCGTTGGCCAGTGCATCGGCTGCACCCATGCCGTAGATAGTAGACTCATCGCCCTCGCCGGTAGCTATCGCGTTCTCGCCTTCCTGAATCATCGAAGGATAGACGAGACGGGCAGGCCAGTATGCGCCCCCCATATCCTCCCTAAACTGCTTCAGGTTCTGCGAGCGCTCGAACTCCTTCTGGTACTCACCCATCTTGTCAAGGAATTCCTTGAAGCCTTCCTTTGTATAGGCCTTGTAACCTAAGTCGTTCGCGATGCCCTTCAAATCGGTAGCGGAACGTTCGAACCAGCTCTCGCCCTCCTTGGCGTTACCGTAGACGTACGGCAGGAACTTGGAAGCCTCGACGCTCTTGGCCTTCTCCTTGGGGGAAGGGCCCCTGAAGTTACCGTCGAGCCAGCGCATGGCCTCCTCGTCCTTGAACTTCTCGAGGTCGTCCAGGTCGGCATCGGTCACGGATTCGTACGGCATGGCCTTCAGCAGGGCCCGCTTGTACTGCCCGTAGTACTTGGCCCCGGCTTCCTCGCGGGTGACGGGGCTCTTGTACGACTCGAGCCTCATCTCGTCCTGGTTGTACTTGACCCTGGCATTGGCGGCTCGTGTAGCTACTTTCTCCACGATGTCGTTGTATCTATCTGTTGATACAGCCATCCCTTAACCCTCCGGCTTGTATTCTTTACGGACCTTGGACTTGCCGCTCCCGGCTTCAAAGAAGAGCTTGCTGCCTTCGCGATGTACAGTAACGTTTCGTCCGTTTTGTGGAATCGTTAACGTGTCGCCAGTTGCGGTATTGAGTCTATAATTAAGGTTGTCAAGATTTATTTTCATGGCCTCGTTGACCGCGGCTTCGTTCTTGCCCTTCTCCACCCTGACCTTCTCAGCGGTCTCGTCGATTGTCGGAGTGTTCGCTCCTTCCTTCGCGGCCTTGGCGCCTTCCGGAGTGTTCTTCTGCGTGTTCATCGTATAGAACATGCGGCTGTCCTCGCTGTCCCACTGGCCGTTATTGTCCGTATGCTGCGTCTTGAAGGTTTCTGCAGTGGCCGGCGTCATCGCGGTGCCGTCGGCGGAATCCAGGTACTTGGCGTTGTCGACATTACCGTACAGGTTTATAGCATCGATTTTTCCGTCCGGAGTCCTGACCATCTTCCAACGCTGGCCGTTCACTGTCTCGATACTTCCGTCTGAGAAATCGCCGGTTCCCTTGAAATTGAACTTGAATCCGGTACCATTGAGCTCGTCGAGTTCCTTCTGCATGCGGGCACGCTTGGCCTTCAGCTTGTCACGTGATTCGGCATTCTCCACCCGCGGGAGCTCGATGTCGATGTCCTCGATGGCTGCCGTGAGGTCCTTGATTCTCTGGGAGGTGGTGTAGTCCCGGGTCGCCTTCCTGTTGAGCTCGGCCTGTTCGGCGTTCCAGTCGCGCGCCTCGGCCGTCGCCTTCCTGGTGGCAATACGGTTCTGGTGCAGCAGGGAGTTGCCGAGGTCGCCGATTTCGGCGCGGTTGGCCGCGAGGGCCATGTCGAGCTGGTCGTCGGTGAGGGCGCCCTTCTCGAGCTGGGCGATTTCCTGCTTGATGGCGGCGATGCGCTTGGCGTTCTGTGCGTATTCGGCCTGAAGGTCGGCGACCTGCTGAGGAGTACCGGTCGGGAGCGCCGGGGGCGGCTGTTGCGTAGCGGAATTTAACTGGAATCCGTTACCCACCTGCTGGGCGGCCGGGGCCGGCGAGCGGTCCATGCCGCGGAGGTAGTTAACCATTCCGTGCTCCTTGCGTTCGTCTTCCAGGAACCTGAGTGTTTCTGGCTGTCTGCCTGTTGCCGCCACATCCATGTAGGCACGTATATCGCGGGCAAGCAGGCTGTCCGGGTCATTGAACAGCAACGGGTCGGTATCTTCCGGCATCCGCGGAGACCTAAACCCTCTGGCAGGATAGAAACCCCTGAAATTGAACTGGAAATCGTCGGCCATAAAACCTCTCTTTTTTTCAGGCTGAAAGTGGGCCTGGCCGGGCAACAGGTTCTTCTAGAGCCCCCATTCTTGACGAAGCTTCTCTAGATATTCCTTGTTAAACCAGCCGTCGGCTATTGAGGCATCAATTTCGTCGTCAGCTATGTCCTCCAGGGCATCCCCCGCTGCAGGGCTTGTAGAATAATTGACCTGTGAAGGGTCAGCGGCCATGAGCGTACGTTCGGTCGGCGTCACCGGATAAGCGGCTGCCTGCTCGGTTCCTGGTGACATGAGCGTACGTTCGGTCGGCGTGGCCAGGACATGGTTCCCGTCACGCCGCAACTGTGAGTACTGGTTCATGCGCGTGTCGCTGAAACTTTTAAACCCTAATGATTTTATAAACTCGTTTACCCTATGTTGCCTCAATGAAGTATATGCCGACTGGCCGTCGGATGTTGCTTTAGTCAGACTGGCCCCATGTTCCAAGGAAGACTTCTTTTTTGCAGCCCTCGCGAGTGAGGCTTCCTCGTCTATTTCTCGCATTACTTCAGGGTCTATCTTACTAATAACTACCCTCATGTTGTTATTGTAAATATCCTTCTTACCCTGCATTACTTTCTTAAAGGAAGGGTCGGTTTTCGTCATCTCGCTAACGACTCTGTGATACGCTACATTCCCTGCCTTACGAGCCTGGTCTTCCGATAATCCAGACTTTATGGATTCGTCGAACACCTTTCGACGGGCTTCCTTAGCTGCAGAAGCTACATTTTCTGGCAGTTCATATTCTGCTGGCTTTATTTCTCCAGATGACTTCGGGGTTTCGGGGAATTTATCCCTTAAAAAAGCATGAGTAAACTTCCGTCGAGATTTCTCGGCTATGTGGTTCGCCTTGATTCTGGATTTGCCGTCAGCAAGGGCTTTCGCTCGTTCTTCTTCGCCATAATCATGAGCTGCTTTATTAAGCACTCCCTGTTCTTCTGTGGATAGTCTACTGAATAATTCGTCATACTTATCTTTAGAACGGTCCCTGTATATTTTTTGACTCTCTGGTGTGAGGCTTGGCATCACCGCATCCTTGTCCATGCTTACGTTGGACACGAGCATTGTATGTTCTTCGGGTACCTTTAGATTAAAAGGTTTACCCTGTTCCATTCCCTCCATAGCCCTAGCCCAAGTCCTATCAGCCAGGTCATTCGCATATCGAGATATTTCCACTTTACCCTTGACATCACCTAATGCGTCAACGCGCTCGGATATAGCTCGCTTTAAATCGTCAGAGCTAATTTCCCTGCCATATCTTGAGACTTCATCTACAGCTTCCTGTGCTATACGGTATGCCGCATCAACAGCATAATCCCCCTTAAGCGATTTACCTAATACTCCACGTATAACGCGGGTTGCCTTCGGCACCGCGAACACCGCCATACCCTTCAGTGCCCCGCCTCCGGGAAGCATGTCCAGCACGCCCGGCCTGTTGCCGGTAGCGGCAGTACCTATCGCGGCTCCCGGGCCGGTAAGCCCGAGAAGGATGTCGGCAGTCGTGTTCCCTGTACCCTCGCCGAGCAGCGCGGTGGCGCCTGCATCGGCAAGGTTGCCTAGCCCCCTGTTCAGCCATGACCCCGGGTCGCCCACAACGCCTGGCGCCTCGTACTCGACTTCCTCGCCCGGGCCGAGCGGGGCGATTTCGGTCCTCACGATGCCGGCCTTCTCGGCAGCCTTGCGGGCTTCCTCGTCGGCCTTGGCCTCCAGGAACATGCGCATGGCGATGGCCTGGTTGTTAATCGGTATAGATGTGATGTCCTGTACTGCCATATTATGCCTTCGCGAATGCCGGGTCGTAGTTGTCCCTGTTCCAGCTTCCTAGGTCGGTATTGCTCATGTTGCGGCTGACCACCGGGTACACGGCGCGGCCGATGGAATCGGACTTCAGAAGTTTCTGTGCCGCCAGGGATGCCTGGTAAGTATCCGGGTATTGCTTGAAAGTGTACCAGTCGGGGCTCGAATGCCACTGCACCTCGATGCGTCCGTCCGGCGTAATCCTTATCCCGGAAACTGCCGAGGAGGATACACTGAACGGGCGCCTGTTCCCGGACTCGTTCCAGAACTGCGGCAGGTTCTTCTCCGCCTCGAGCCCCCTGTGTATAGCCTGACGTTGTTCCTGCGGGGTCATGCCCGGGCGCAGGAACTGCCGGATGGCCCTGTTGTGCTCCTCGAGGGTCTGCATGCGGCCGGCCTCGTCGATGATTCCCATGTTGGCATGGCCGTGCTGGTTCATGTTCGGTTCATCGGAATCCACCCACAGCACGTTGAAGTTGTGGTACGGTTCCGGCGCGAACTCCCTCGGGTACTGCCTGGCGATGAAGTCGCCCGCGGGGTCTCCCGCGGCGGCGCCCGCCGCGCCCGCCAGAACCCCGCCTATGCCGCCACCGCCGAAACCGCCCCCGACTGCGCCGAGGCCGCCACCGGCCAGCATGGCCAGCAGGTTCTTCAGAATCTGTGACGAGTTCGAAGAGGCCATCCTCTACCTCCCTAGACCTCGTTGGAGAACGGGTAGTTCGCCGGCTGCGCGGAATATTCCGTCACCGGTACGTTGAGCGGCTGCACGGCCGTCGGCTGGTTCTGCCTCATGTAGACGAGGTTCTTCGCGATATCCGCGTTACGTTGTTCGAGACGGGCCAGCTCGGTCTTGAGGGCCGCGATGCGTTCCCTGGACGTGCGCTGGCCGCGGAGCAGGTCGGCATATTCCTCGTTGGCGTTAGCCACCTGTATTCCGCGGGCCGCCATGCCCAGGTTGCCCAGGTCGCGCATGGCCGCGGCGCCGTTGTCGCCGCTCTTGATTTCGGGCAAGGCAAGCCCGGCCCAGTTGAAGGAGAAGCTCATTACTTGTTCCCTCCCGCGTACATGCCTGCCATGAACGAGGCGGCAGGAGACAGAATCTGCGACAGCGCGCCCGGGCCGGACTGCGAATTGGTCAAGGCACCGGTGATGGAGGCCTGGGTCTGCAGGCCGCCGAGCCTGTTGTTCATGCTGGCCATTGTAGCCTCGCCGAGGCCCTGGGTGAGGGCGTTGCGGTCGTTTCCGTAAGCGTTGAGAGCGGCCTGGAGCCTGTCCTGGTTGGCGCCGTAGTTGTTCCACTGGTTCGAGGAATTTGCCTGCCATTCATTCAGCTGCTGCTGGCGGGCGTTCATCAAGCGGTCATATGCACGGGACCATTCCTCGGAAGCCAGGGCCTGCTGCTTCGCGGCTTGGGCATCCAGGTATTGTGATGAAAATCTGGAACCACCGGTTGCCGCGGCATTCTCGATGGCGCCCATGGCGGCCGCGACGCGCTGGTTGGCGGCCGGGTCGTAGTACTCGCCGATGTCGCCGGTGAACTCGAAATCCTTGTTCTGGTAGACAGGGCTGTTCAGGAAGTTCTCCAGGGCCGCGTCGTAGTTGGCGGCGCCCCTACCGTATGTCGAGTTGAGCATGCCCCTGTAGGCATTGATGTCGGCCTGGTTGGCCGCCTGCACGGCAGCTGCCTGGTCGGAAATCTCGTTGTACGCGTCCTTGGCGGCCTGCCTGTTCGTCATGTTGTCCCACAGGTTCGAGGCGATGGCGCCTGCTCCTATTGCGACCGGTACTGCTAAAGGTATGGGCATGTTTAAACCTCTCTTTTTCGAATGGAAAGTGGGCCTAGACCCTCTTCAGGGTCGCCTGGTCACCGAACACTTGAAGGTTGAATATTCCCGGAGCGGGAAGGTCGATTGCCGTCTCGCCCGGCCTGATGATGACAGCCGAGATGCTCCCGTCGGCCTTGGCCAGGGTCGCGGCCACCGGTACCGACACCGTGAACGGCAGCGGGTGCTTGCCCGCGTCGAGCGTAGCCGTCATTACCGTGAAGAACGGAGTGTGGGTCACCCTGAACTCGCCCTCGGTATAGTCGTCCCAGGTCCCGGTCAGGATTTCAAGCATGTCGACGACAGGGCTGGTCTTCGATATGAATCCGCTCTTCATGCTAGATTACTCCTGTCGTGGGCGAAATCCTCTGCGAGCATGCAGTCAGCTCGAGCGAGGTCGGATGTGAATATGTCAGCCTGAGCACGCACAGCCTGTTGTAGCCGAGGCAGTGGAACCTGACCCTGTGCGAGTAGTCGCCGGTCCGGCCCATCCTGGCCGAGCGTGTATGGCCGAACGTGTTCCCGCCATCCCTGCTCACGTTCAGGAGCAAGTCGGGCTGCAGCGAATAATCGCCCCAACATCCGACGTTACACTCGACACTCAGTTCGGTGAAGACGAACGGGCGTTCCTCGTCGACGATGACGGCGCCCTGGCGGTGCCGAATCATCGGGAGCCTGTCCTCGTGGTTGCCGTAGTCTTCATACCAGTACTCGTCAGAGAACTTGTATGCACAGCCGTCGTCGGTGAAGGCCCAGAACTGTCCCTTGAACCAGGAAATGGCTGACGGTCTCCATCTTGTTTCCACGCCGGTATCCAATACGCGGCTGACACGCTGGTGCCATTCCTTGGTTTCCGTATCGTACACCCAAGTTTCTTGCAGGTTGGTGAGCTGGAGCACATACCAGTTGTGGTCGCCCTGTGCATACGAAAAACCGTATGCACTGTCTCCGGTCTCTTGCAGCAACTTGTCGTCAAGCCAGTCCTCGGACAGTTTCTTGTAAGTCTGCCCGGTTACGGACAAAATACCCTTGGCGAAGCTCTCGCCCGACCCGAGGTAGTACAAAGTGGAACCGCATACCGCGACAGAGCCCGGCGCATGCAGGCCGTTGCTCGCGTTGACGGTGTACGACTGGCGCTGCCAGGTCTGGTACTCGCCCGCGCCGCGCTGCCATATCTCGATGGTCTTTCCGCCAAAAAGATACAGCGATGCACCGACAGCGGCCAGTGCGACGATGGCATCGGCGGAAGTCTCGGCATTGAAGTACTGCTGCACTCCGTAGCTATCTAAGAACATGTACTCGAAAGCGTCCACGTCCACTTCCAGGACCTTCAGCGGATTGTCCGGGTCATACTGGACCTGCCCGCCGGTTGTCGAGAATACCTTCCTTGTCGCGGAGTTCAGCGGGTACGGAACAGAGTAGTATACGAAACCCGTACCCACGTCGTTTATACATACCGACCCTGCGATGCAGCACACTTGGGAAGGCTTTATTTGCCCGCCCTCTCCGGTCACGCGCTGCGGCAATGTCACCTGGTGCAGCTCCCCGCCCTCTAGCAGGTCGTATGCCCACAGGTTGAATCCGTCGGCGATGAGCAGGAACGGGCGCAAGCCTCCGGTCTCCGCGAACGACACGCGTGTCGTGCCGCCGGACACCTGGCCGATTTCGGTAACTTCGCCGGAGTAGTCGATGCGGAACACGCGGGAGCCGAACACGACGAAGCAGTTCTCCGCGTTGTTCATGGAGGCGAGGCCGACTGAGGAGACATAGCTCCCGCGGCACTTGGACCTCCCGTAGATGCGCCTGATGAATTCGAGTCCCGGCACGGATGCCAGGTAGGCGTTCTCGCGGTTCTTCTCGAGGTACATGTTGCACGACCAGGAACTGCCCATGGTCGCGGGGTGCCTGCCGCGGTTGGTGCCCGGCTCGAGCAGGTAGTTGCTGACGGTAGTCTTCGTCATGGATTACCCCCAGTAGGCGCCAGCGATGGCATCTTCGTACGCGTCGTCGTACCCGCCGGCGAGCGGCGTGTTGACCATCATGCGCTGGCTGGCGGAGTTCCTCTTGATGAGCTTCCTGGCCGCCGAGTAGTCCCTGAGGCAGTCGGCCTTCTTCTGTTCTGAGAGCTCGTAGAAGCAGGCGAGCCTGTACTTGAGGCCGCTGAGCAGGAGCTCGTTGTAGAGGTCGCTGAGGTAGATGCGGTCGGCCAGCGTGTACCTGGGCAGCTTCGCGTTGATGAACAGCCTGAGCTCGCTGAGCGGCCGGCCGTTGAGCTTCACTATGCCCACCTCGCGCGGCTCGGTCGGCCCCTGCTCCATCTCGCGGCCGTACTTGAAACCTGTCGGCAGGGAGGCCGGGTTCTTCATGGCCATCTGCACCGGGTCCATCGGGGCGAGAGGGAGCCACCGGGCGCCAATCTTGCGGCACACCGCCTCGACCTTCTCCGGGGCCTCCATGTCGATAGTGTCAGGGGACTGCTCCTCGCCTTCCTCGAGCTTGCGGAAGTAGACATGCGTGGTCGGGCCGACGTCGATTTCCTTCTGGGTGAGGCTTATGAAGCCTTCGGAGTTGAGCGTCGATATCAGCGAGTTGAGTTCGAGCTCGCCGACCTTCGGCATATCCTCGTCGGCGCTCTCTCCGAGCCCGGCCATGCCGATGCCCGTGTAGGCCTGTTGCACAAGTTCATTGACGGCTATCATTTAGACCTCTCTTTTTTCGGGGTGAAAGTGGGCCTGGCCGGGCGGGGAGGAATTTGCTATATTTGTCTATGCAGTGTCTGTCGAGCTCTATTTCAATCGGCAGTCACCAAAACCCTCCCGTTGCCGAAAGACATCAAAAGGCCCCCGTCACCGGGGGCCTTTTGATTATCCAGGAGGCAAACCTTTATGCCTTCTTCACGAAGCAGACGACGCAGGCACGGTTGTCAGGGACACCGGCGCCATACGGGGCGTCAATACGCATGAAGGAGTTGAGGTTCTCCGCCTTACCCCACTTGCGCATCTTGAGGGTGCGGTTACCGGTGGAGGCGACTTCCTCTTCCTCGGCAGTCGGAACGTCGAGGAACTTGTAGGAGTCGAACACCAGGCCGGTCTTGGCACGGCAGGACTGCACGTAGTAGGTGGTGGAGGCCGCGAGCAGGGACACGAGAGTCAGGGTAGTCGTGCCAGTCGGGACCCACGCGTTGGCATTGTTGTAGCCCTTGCCGTCAAGAGTGATGCGGAGCGGAGAGATGTAGCCTTCCGTACCGGCGTTGTTGACGGAGTGGATGATGACGTGGTAGTCGGAGTTGGTCTGGATGCCGTTGGCGTCACGGACCTTCAAGCCGGCAGCCTTGTATGCAAGGCCGGCCTTGAGGCCAGTACCGGTCACCTTGGTGATTTCGGCGAAGCCGAGGGCGTTGGAATCAGCGTCCGTCACCGCGTCGCCGAGAGTGATGGTAGCAGCCGGGATTTCGGCAGGAGTCGTGAATTCCGGAAGGTCCGGGGATTCGAGGACTTCGGCACCGGAGTAGCGGCCGATGTACGCATCGTTGTAGAGCTTCTTGGCGATGGTGCTCTCGTTGAACTTGGAGAGGCCGGATTCGGCAATCTCGCCGTTCACGTCAGGGGAGAGGAACATGTCGATTTCGCCGGAGATTGCGAGGTTGCGGAGCGCAGCGGCCGACTTCGTGATGACGGAGTAGGCAGGAGCGGCGGCCACGACAGCCTGGGCAGCCTTGTAGATGTTGGCGTTGATGATGTTCTTTTCCTGCTGGCGGCAGAGGCCTTCAGCGTACGGCTTGGCGACCTGTTCCTGGAAGTCGTCAATCGAGCCGAACTTTTCCCACACGGAGAGTTCGACGGAGACGTTGTCGTCGTCGAGCACGATTTCGGTCGGGACTTCAACGACTTCGCCAGGTTCGGCGGTAGTGCCGTTCACGACCTTCGGAGTTCCAGGAAGGTACAGCGTATAGCTGGTGCCGAACTTTTTCCCTGCCATCTGCTCCTGAGAAAGACCAGAGCGGGAAGCCTTGGTATATACGCAAGCGTCGGCCAGGTTGGCCGAAATCATCTTGACTTTCTTGTTGTTGGTAAACTTGTTAGCCATGTTTACGGTTCCTTATGGATTCGCCACGCAATGCTTGTTGCGTTTGGTTCGTTGCGTGACAGGTTTTGACAGTAACTGGTACTGCCGTAGTTTGTCTGTTAAGCCCCATGTGCGTTCACGGGAAAGTCACGCAAGTATCTCGGCATGCCCCGAGGTGGCGAATCAGGAACCGTTAGCTGGACGGTCGCTTTTTCAGGATGAAAGTAGGGAATAAAAAATCGACCTGCCGTCTCCTCCCGGCAGGTCTCTCCCATGCGGCTATCGCATCCGCCTCACTCCGGCACTCCCATGGCCGGCCTTTGCCCTGTTTGCTAGTTATGGGATAAGCTCGTTAGTGGTTCCTCACGTAGTTGATGAGGTCCTGGTCGTTGTCGAACATGTCCTTGGAGACGTTGCTCGACGGGGCGGCCGAACCAGGCTTGCCGATGCTCGGCATGCCCTTGTGCCCCGTCTCGGAGGGTTCGCCGGCGGGCTGGGCCGGCCGGGACCTGAGCTCCCTGGCGAGCACGTGCATCTCTATCCGGCAGTCGTCGGGGTCGGCATGCCTGGAATAGATGCGGACGAACGCGTCCCTGTTCTTGAGCATCTCGTCGAGCACGAGCGGGCCGTCCTGGTTGCGGAACACGTAGTCGCGTATCACGGGCGCCTGGTCGAGCACCGAGGCCAGGCCGTTCTTGACGCCCAGCTCCACGCGCTTGCCGAACTCGGCGTATTCCTTCGGGTCGGAGAACGTGCG